TTATTTGTCATCTACCTCTTGTACTAGCAACATTTCTTTCGCTCCATCGTAAGGAAGTTCATATCTGGCCTCAGGAAAATAACGGATTGCTGATGGAACTGGTTTAATCAGCGATCTGTTATCATAGATGCCTCCTACAATTCTGCCCCGGTAATAGAGAATAAATTCTCCCATCATGGCTCGATAAGAAATATCGTTCAGTTCTGATAACTGACCCAGGATAAATTCTAAATATTCTTTACTTGATGCCATATCCTACCTCAAATTCCGATTTTTCGTTAAGCTAAGTAGAAGACAGTGTGGAAAATCGAGCAAGAAAAAAGTGCCCTTTCCAGGCACTCTTCGATCTATCTCTCAACATCTAGGTTAATTCCCGATTTGAACTTAAACTCAAACCGCTCATCATATATCGTAATTTTTTCGATCATTCTTCTAACCAGTTGATCATCGTACTGGTTCAATTCTTCCTGATGGTTGTTCAGAAATTCGCGCATCGTTTCGATTCGCCTTTTGACTTCTTCCTGGTTGGCCTGCCGCTTTAGGATGTTCTCCTTCTCTTCCCTCAATCGGTCAATCTCATCCGCAAGATCATCATAGTCCTGATGGGCGTTTGCCTTTTTCAGAAGTTCCGTCTGTAGGCTTTCCAGTTCTTCATCTATTCTCTCGACTTCATTTTCATCATTTTCACTGATCGTAGCTTCAATGTTCTGTTCCAAAATCTCCAGCATTTCATCTCTGCTTCCAATGACCTGGTTGATGGCATCGACCACCGCCTGGTGAAGTTCTGGCTCCTTAATAATTTCCGAGTAGCAAGCTAACGGTCCGCGTTCTGCTCTGGTTATACATTTCCAAACGATTGCCGGCTTTCCGTTATTTCTCAAAGAAATACGTCGATAAACGTCTTCGCACTTAGAGCAGTAGACTATGCCGGATAAAGCGTATTTGCTTGAGTAATGTCTTTGCTTATTGCCCTTGCCCGCGCGTAGATTTGTTCTTCGCTGCATCTCTGCCTGCACCTGCATGAAGAGATTTTTTGGAATAATAGCTTCATGGCTATTCTCGACGTAGTACTGAGGAACGATTCCGTTATTGGCAATTCGTTTCTTGTTGAGAACATCGACTGTATAGGTTTTCTGAAGCAGCGCATCACCAGCATATTTCTCGTTGCAGAGGATCCCTCTGACCGTTTCTGCTCTCCAGGTTTTTCTTCCAGCGCCAGTCAGAATTCCATCCTTTTCCAATCCCTCCGCTATATTTTTTAAGCTGGCACCCTGAAGATATTCATAATAAATACGTTTAACTACCTCAGCTTCCTCTGGTTCGATGACCAGCTTTCCATCCTCGTCTTTGGTATATCCGAGGAACCGATTATGGTTGATCTGAATTTGACCATTCTGGTATCGGAATTGCAGTCCGAGCTTGACGTTTTTGCTGAGCGATTCCGATTCCTGCTGAGCCAAGCTAGCCATGATCGTCAGCAGCACCTCTCCTTTGGAATCCAGCGTATTGATGTTTTCCTTTTCGAAGAAGACTGCGATATTTTTGTCCTTGAGCTCTCGAATGTATTTCAAGCAGTCCAGGGTATTTCTGGCAAAGCGGCTGATCGATTTGGTAATTACCATATCGATCTTTCCAAGAAGACAATCTTCAATTAATCGGTTAAATTCTTCCCTCTTTTTGGTATTGGTACCGGAAATACCGTCATCAGCATAAATGCCTGCAAATTCCCACTCATCGTTTTTGCTGATGAATTCTCTATAGTGTTCAACCTGAGCTTCGTAGCTGGTAGCCTGTTCGTCGCTGTCGGTACTGACGCGGCAATAGGCTGCAACCTTCAATTTTGGTCGTTCTTCCTTGGCTACTCGGTTTCCCTTCCGTCGTCTTGCAGGAATGACTGTAACGGTTCTGTTCATGATCCTAATCCATCCTTTCTATCATGCTGTAGGCAAATGCCGCCTGCTTATATGGATCCTTATAGCGTTTAGGGACTTTTCCCATTCTGAAATTCATCCCTGGTTTCTTTACTTCTCTTTTCTTTTTCCAGCTTCCCTTTCGAAGTTTCGTGCATCTTTCCAGGCGATATTGTTCGGCCTTTTCAAAGACCTCCTTTTCTATAATCTGTGGATAAAACTCCGTTCCAAGGTAGCGTTGATCCCGCAGATAGAGCCCAGCTTGGCCATGGCTTTTTCCGATTCCTGATTTTTGGATTCCTGAGAGAATGGAAGATCCAGATGCACAGGTTTCAAAGAGAATATTAAGCTTAGCTGCTTCCTCTTCGTTGATGATGGCTTTTCCATTGATAATCTGATAGCCGTAAGGAATATGTGCTGCCATTCATAGTCCCTCCTTAAGTTTGAGTCCACATTTCAGCTCGAATTCCACTTCACTTCTGGAAATGGCGATTATTTTTTCTCCGAAGGTGTCGAAAAGATCGTCACTAAATTCCTCCAGAGTGTTGGAAGAGGTCAGGTAAGAAATGAGTTTCTTTAGCTCATCTATCTGTGACCTATTTCCCACCATCGACTCGGATAATTCAGCTTTTTGTTTTTCCAGTTTCGTTTGCTCCTGAAGCAGCTCGTTTCTAAGTTTGGTCATCAATGCCGGTTCAATAATTCCGTCAGAGACTAAGCCAGCTAAGGTCTGTTGTTGTTCGAGATTCTTTTCCAGTCTTTCTGTAATTTCATCTATTCTGATCAAGTTTTCCTGGCTATCGAATCCTTGAAGACTTTTCAAGAGCGGATATAAAATCTGATCTTTGGCAAAACGTAGTTTATTCAGCATCGTGATAAAGGCGGTTTTCAACTCTTCATCTTTGATTGCCTTCAAAGAACAGGCTGTCTTGTCGGCCAGGTGTCCCTTACAAGACCAGAGGATGATTCCAGGCTCTGGCATTGCATGCTTCATCCGCTTCAGCTTTGATCCGCATTCTTTGCAATAGATTTTTCCAGAGAAGGAATAGCGGTTGCCATAGGAATCATTTCCTGCTTCATGTCCTTTTTCTGCAGCTCGACGTTCAAGCTCTCTGTTAGCAAGTTCGAAGATTTCTTTACTGACGATCGCTTCATGATGGTTCTCGACAATGTACATGTTTTTCTCACCGGTGTTTGAATGGCGGTTGAAGTTATCATCGGTATAGGTCTTCTGAAACAAGGCGTCTCCCGTATAGGTTTCATTTCTGATGATCGAATTCACCGTTGTCGAGTGCCACTTTCCCCCTCTTTGTGTTGGGGTATTCTCTGTATTGAGTTCTTTGGCAATCTGACAGGTACTTTTTCCATTGACAGAATCTTCAAAAATCCGTTTGATTACTTCGGCCTGTTCAGGGATTAGAACCATCTTCCCGTCCTTATTCCGATAGCCATAAGCAGGAACGGAAGTCTGATATGTACCGTCTTGAAACTTTTTCTGAACACTCCATCTTATGTTCTGGGAAATGGAATGGGACTCGTCTTCAGCCAAGCTGCTTAGAATGGAAAGCATGAGCTCACTTTCCATGCTTCCTGTGTCGATGTTCTCTTTTTCAAATAGAACCCTGACCCCCAGGTTCATCAATTTTCGAACCATATCAAGACAGTCTGTCGTGCTTCGACTAAACCGGCTGATAGATTTGGTTAAAATAAGATCGATTTTACCGATCTCACTATCTCGGATGAGATTCAGCAGGCCAAATCTGTCTTTCTTCTTTGTTCCAGAAATGCCTTCATCGTAGTAGACTCCGACAAACTCCCATTCCGGATTTGATCGGATGTATTGTTCGTAATGAGCTCTCTGAGCATCCAGGCTGATCAGCTGTTCTGCACTGGAAGTCGACACTCGGCAGTAAGCCGCGACTCGTGTTTTCTTCGCTATCAGCTGTTGTTCATCTAGATCGATTTTTGTAATTGTTTTTGTCATGACGACCTCCTTTCCGTCAGCACATATTTGCGTACTATCCGAAGCTTATCAACTCAATTTCGGCATAATCTCCGATAAGTAAGGCATAAATGAAGCTCTATTCTTTTCCGTAATTCGGTTAAATTCTTTCTTACTGATCAGCCCGTTCTCGAGAAGCGACGCAGTCATTTTTTGGGCCATTTGGTACTTACAGTCCCGGATGAGCAGCTCATGAGAAATCTTATTCATCGCTTCTGGATAGATTTCAGTTCCTTTATCCAGTCTGGTAATCGTTGTTTCTTCCATAAGAAAACACCTCCTACCAGGTAGCCGTGGCAGGAGGTGAAATAGGACGTTTCTCAATCCTTTTTATAAAATTCGCATTCGTATCCATCTGCTCGCAAAACAAGTCCATCCGCCCACGGTGGGGTCTTTCCCATCTGCTTGCAGATATAGTCGAGGTCCGTTTCTTTTGGACATTCAATGATCAGCTCATCATGAACATGAGCTGTGATAGCATAGCCTTCCAAAGTCTTCATGGAATACATCAAAATGTCCCTGGCTATTGCCTGAGTGATGTTTTCGACAAACTTCGGACCATAGCTTTCCAGACGTTCCCATTTCTTGGTTCCGCCTACTCCTTCATAAGTAACAGATTCGCTGCCGAATTGATTCATTCCAATTCTTGGCTTTACATAAGCCAATCTTCTTCCGGATGGCAGCGTGATGAACAGAAATCCGCTTTCATAGCTGAATCGGATTCCATGCGTTTTCGTTGGAACCCGGTATTTTACGGTTTCTTTTACGCAACGGTCCACTTCCCACCAGAGATCAGTGATTGCCGGATTTGTATTTCTCCAGGCATTTACCAGAGGCTGAAGCTCGTCTTCAGAAAGGCCCATTTCAAGAGCGCCCATTGCTTTTAAAGCACCGACCGAGCCGCCATAACCAAGAGCCAATTCCGCAATCTTCCCTTTCTGACGCAGATGGCCATTAATTCCATGCTTTTCAACTGGAACACCAAACATCTGGGAAGCACTTGAGCAGTAGATATCTTTCCCCTGCTCGAACACGTCAATCCGCCATTGTTCTCCGGCCAGCCAGGCCAAAACTCTGGCTTCGATGGCAGAGAAGTCGGAAACGATGAACTTGTTCCCGTTTTGAGGGACAAAGGCAGTCCGGATCAGCTGGGAAAGTGCATCTGGAATGTTGTCGTAGAGCAGACTGACAGCCTCATAGTTTCTGACCTTGATCAGCCCTCTGGCTGCTTCAAGATCGCTCATATGGTTTTGTGGCAGATTTTGCAGTTGTACCAGTCGGCCAGCAAACCGACCAGTTCGGTTTGCTCCATAAAACTGAAACATACCTCTCACTCTGGAGTCTTTGCAGACGGCATTTAAAATAGCCGTATATTTCTTGACGCTGCTTTTGGCCAGCTGCTGCCGAAGCTTCAGAACTTCAGCCAGATCTTCCGGAGATTCTTTAATCAGCTGCTCAACAGCCTTTTTCCCCAACGTGTCTGTTTCCAGACCGTTCTGAGAAAGCCATTCTTTCATCTGCATGACAGAGTTTGGATTCTCTAGTCCCGTCTTTTTCCGGAGTTCGTCAGTAAGCAGTTCTCTGCTCATGCCATCCAGGTCTATTGCGCTGTGGACAAAGGGCATGTCTACGCCAATCCCTCTGTCATTGATAATCTGATCCAGGTGGTATTCAGACCAGATGCTGCCGCTGACCGGGAATCGGGAGAGTTTTGACTGAATGCCCATTTCGGTTTCAACATCTCTTAAATTGTAGACTTTGAACTTCTTCCACTTTTCAGGATCGTCTGTCGGATAATTTCGAGTCCTTCCCCCATTGGTTTTAGTAGGTGAACAGGGAATGCAAAAATATCGAATCAGAGTTTTTCCTTCTGTCAGCTTCTGTTTTTCCAATCCCAGAATGGCTCCCACACCTTCCAGCGAAAGTGGAAGTCCTAATGTAGCTGACCAGACCATGGAGCAAAACCAGGAGTCAGGGTTCAGATATCCATTTCCTGTTCCGATAGCCACTCCCAGATCTGACAGATATCTTGACAGGCAGATCCTTTCAAACTGAGCGTTGAAAGCCCATTTCCGAATTTTTGAATCCATCAGAGCTGCAAGAATTTCACATGGGATTTGCTCTCCTGAAGCAAGATCCACAACCTGAACGGGGTCTCCATCAACGGAATATCCGAACAGCAAAATCTCGAAGTCAGGACTTTCCGCATATTTATAAACTCCGCATTTGCCAAGATCCACGCTGGAGAACGTTTCGATATCGATGCTGATGTTTTTCATCTGCTTCTCCTTCCATATATAAATAGCGGAGAGGACGATTCCCCTCCGCGTGTTTTACTGGTTTCTGGCGTTCTGTTCTTCTTCAAACTCACGAAGCCATTTCTTTTCGAGCTTTTTCTGAATCCACTTCAGGATGGAAGAGAAAATATTCCACCAGCCGATAATCGAGATTTCGATAAAGATGGCGAACAGGAAGATCACATCCCACTGAAGGGCAATTTCAAATAAGTCATTCATATCGTTAACCTTCTCATTGCCTAGTTCAGGAAGTCGTCATCCGTTTCAGTCTGGAAATCTTCAGCAGCTGTAGAGCGACCGCCCAGCGATTCTCCATCTCGAATTTTCTGGATGTTTCCAAGGCCCACAGCCACTCCTTTATTCCCATTGGAGTTGAAAGCGTAGAAATTCAGAGAAACACGTGCGTAGCATCCACTGTACACTTCATCACGATCCAGAATCGGATTAATAGACTTATCCACAATCTGCGGCGCAGTCTTCGAATTGGCATTCAGGAAGTAATGACCTTTGTAGGCTTCATCCTCTCGCTCTGCATCGCCATCGCGCAGCGGAAGCTTAATCGCTGCTTTGTTGGGCTTCTTTCCACCGAATTTTGCAATTCCTTCTTCGATAGCCGCATCAATCGCTTTATTGATGGCATCGATTGTTTCCTTATCGTCCTTCGGGATGAGGACAGAAGTAGAATAACGTTCCGGTCCACCGTTGATGGATGCGGGTTCCCATCCGTGGAAATATGAAAGACGTGTGTTGCGTCCTGTAATCACTCTTGTTTTATTTGCTTTTGCCATTTTACTGTTCCTCCTTAAATTCGCTGTTCGCGTTTTTCACTTCTATGGCTTTTCTCTTATCCGTTTCCGGAACGAGAGTTGGTTTTCCCTGGGGTTTGATGATGAAATCACCCAGGATTTTTTTGAAAGTTTCTTTTCCCATCAGCTTTTCCATTTCAGTCAGCGGGATCAGAGACTGACGGTAAATATCGGTATATCCTGCTTCTTTGCAGGCTTCAGCCACCTTAGCTTCATCCTTGTACTTACGGTTAGAACGGCCTTCTACAACCTTGAAGCCTTTCCACTGCTTTCCATGTTCAATCGCAGCTTCAGATGCATAGGCCATAAGGTCATTGGCCCACCTGGTAAGCTCTGGCAGCACAGCCAGTATTTCTTCGATTTCCTCATCGGTAAGCAAGGGCGGCAGTCTGAATTCTTCCTGTGCCAGCTGAAGCTTTTCTTCACTTCTCGCCCTGCATCTAGCTTCCGCTCTGCAGAATGTGCACCAGGGACCAGAATGAAATTCACCCTCACCCTTCAAGGCCAGCTGCGCTTTCGGCTTCAATACCTCATCAGCCCACTGCAGCAATTCGTGGATAGGAATAGTCCAGGTACAGACGTTTTCTCTTCTCGGCTGAAAGATGGTCATCGAGACTTCCTGGATGTCGTAGAGGGAGTCAAAAAGTGTTAAGGCTCCAAGCGCATAGCATTTCATCTGCGGATTATCCTTGGCATCAACCAGAACTCCGGTTCCATATTTGAAGTCAATTACATGAAGCTTGCCGTCTGATACGATCAGGCAATCGGCAGTGCCAAATCCATCCGGCACATATTTTGAGAAATCGACTTTCTGCTCGATCAAGATCAGCGGATCTTTGCAGTTCTGTTTTGCAGCTTCATAGCTTTCAAGAACAAACTGAACATAAGCATCACTGCATTCTTCCATCTCATCGCTGTCATATACGGAAACCGGGCGTTTGCTTCTCTTCTTCAATGCCCGTTTCAGCTTGTGTTCACAAAGGGCATGAGCGGCTGTTCCTTCTTCGGCTGCCTGGCTTGTTTTGCTTTCAAATTCGGCTTCCAGATTGGCACTGGGTGTGCATTCGAGCCAGCGATGGGAACTGGACGGTGAAAGCTTTGCATGCTTAGCCATTGGCAAGTTCTCCTGCTTCTTTGGTCAGATCCGCATAGTATTTCGGATCTACATCGGACAGTTTGTCTGCACCGTATTTGGCAATCAGTTCTTTCACCTTAGCGGTTAAGCCTGCTCTGCTTTTTTCAGCGAGAATTGCACGGACTTCTTCCAGAGAACAATTCTTCTTTTCCGCCTTTGTTTTTTTGGAATCCGGATTCTTCTTCTGAGCGGTTTTCGATTCAGGCGGTTCTTGAAGCATAGCTTTGAGGTGATTGGTTAAACTTTCCAGGTCAGCGATCACGCTCTTCAGATTTTCGGTGTTTACATTTACTTCGCACATACGGGTTCTCCTTTCTTCGACTTCGTGATCTCAAGTTCCTCGATCGCATCGCCAGGAACGAGGATGGTGATCTGGTGCTTTCTTCCAAACAGAAAGTTCAGAAGACGCTCACGGATGGTAATGTTTCTGCAGCTGATGGCACTCTGTTCCATCCGTTGCTTTGAAACGCAGATATGAAGGTTCTGCTTCATGGGTTTCCTCCTTTCCAGAGGGCTTACTGCTTTCCTCAACTGGTAGCCTTGGGAAGAGGAAAAATCGGACGTTTTCCAGAAGATTTCTAAAATTTCTTTCTGATCGATCGTCTGCATATCCCTCACTGGGTAGCCGTGAAAATAAGGGATCCAGGACGTTTGGCCAAAAAAAGATCTGAACCTGAAACAGTTCAAATAAAATTACGGTTGAATCGTGAAATATGCTGCTATATCGTTAAAAAACAAGAGTTATGGCTTTGGAGAATTGTATGGTGTCATTTGAATTGATTGAGAAAGATGACAGTCATGTTGTTTATTATTATTGGCCAGAAAATGACAGAACCAAAAAGCCAGGAAAAGTAATCATTGACCGAATAGCAGAAGAAGTTGATTTAGAACTGGCTGAAGGTGATTTCTGGTGCTCGTCCTCTGTAGAAGAGCAAAACAGCATGCGTCAGTCCATGAACCAAATGCGCATCGATGAGGGAAAGCCGGAACTGACCGAAGAAGAATGGCCTGTTGCTACAGAAGAAATGCGATGGACCTTTTATGGAAGTCATGCTGTTCATCAGATTATAAAAAGCTATAACGCTGGTTCCATCCCAGAAAATGGCATGGAAGCCTGGTACTAAGGAGGAAATACAATATGTTATGGGACATTTTTAAATCCAGCAGCAGGAATACCAAACGTGCTCCTGCGCCTGTTTCTCGACCTGTAGAACCAGAGGAATATTTTCACGGAGTTCCTCTATCTGAATTATCTGACTTAGCCAAGACTATCAATAAAGGTATCCGCTGTTCTCTCGACAATTCCGGTTTCTTGATTTTCCACTACTGGACTAACCGGGGAAATATCACAGTTAGCGCTCAGAACAGCGTTGATGAAAACGGGAAACTATATAAACTATTCAGCTACCACTATCCAGGACAAAACTGGTGTCCATTAGACGACTTCATCGATAAAGCCAATGAGACTTTCACTTTCACACCAGGAAGACCGAGAAACGAATAGAGCTCATAGACCATTGAAAGAACCCTCTTGCTTGTGAAACCCAATATAAAAGGCGGCGGGCTCACTCCACTAATGGAGCAGGGCCCACCGCCTTTTATTACTCATCTCAGCAGCTGATTGACTCGATGCTGAACTTCTGTTGGGTTATAACCTGCTTTGGAAAGACGGTTGATTCGATCCTGCCCATTGCCCCATTTTCCAGCAATAACCTCTCTGGCAATCGCATCCACCGATTTTTTGGAAGAAGCTCCCAGTTTCAGATTAACTAAAGCCTGAATAGTATTGGGATCATATCCAGCAGCTTTTAAACGGGTGATTCTATCAGAGCCATTGCCCCACTTCCCGTTAATAACCTCCTGCGCAATGGTGTCATTGGTTTTCTTTGTTTCTGCTGAAGAAGATGGATCAGGAAACAACTGATGCCCATGTGCATCAAAAACTTTGTAACCAGCTTTGCATGCCTTCTTTGCATTCTCAAGATTTCGGAAAGCTCCAATCTGGCTGACCGCATCGTTCCAGTTTTTTCGAACTCGGTACAGCTGGCCAGAAGCTGGATTGGAAGCCTGGGTTTCTCCCATTGCAGCCAGCACATCTTTTTCATACTGACCACTCTCAATTTTCTGCGTCAGCCAGTTTCCTGGACAGCTGGTAGCTGCGAACTGTTTATGCATGGTGATGGAACCGTTTGTCGTTCCATCATAATGAGGTTTAAATCCATGTCTTTTGCAGACATCAGCCGAAAGCTTAACCAGAGCCTGATAACAGGCATCGGTCAATGTTCCATTGCTGTCGATATTCGCACATTCAAAGGTCACTGCCCTACAGTCATTTTCATAGCTGGAGGAAGTCCAGGCTCGATAATCTTCCGGAACACAGACTGCAATTGAGCCGTCGCTTCCAATGCAGTAATTACAGGACGCCTGTCTCTCTGTGCTTTTAAGATAATCTGCACACTGCCTGGCTCCAAGATTTCCAGCCATATAGTGAGGCGTCAGCCTGTCAATAATATGGTTTCTTGGATTTCGTTTCGTACAATCGGCGTTATAAGAAGCTAATGTTGAATTTGGCATAATGTCTCCTTTCAAAATGAAAGGACGGAAACCATCATTCCCGTCCTTGTTAAAGTTCTCCGGCTTTCGAGGCGATAAAGTCATCGAGAATTTCCGCCTGCTTCTGCAGCTGACCAGAATGGTTCCCATCAGCGCAATGCTTCAAAAGCAAGCTCATCGAATGCAGCATGTGTTTGTTCATCTGGGCCTGAATTTCAAAACTGTGATCTCCGTCTCCAAGCCGCTGGGCATTTTTTCGGGCGGTATTTTCCAGATCATCCATCCTTTTGGAAAGGGAATCCACCAACTCTGCCAGATCATTGACCGGTTTCTTGAGCGCAGCGCTGATTTTATTAACCAGACCCCAGATGGTCGCAATCGCTGCGCAGATTCCTGCTGCCCAGATCAGAGTTGCTTCCACCTGACTCATTCCTGTTCCTCCTGCTGATATTTGACAGAAGATACACCCAGCAGTGCGCCTAAGAAGGTGTCAACAGCGGTAATCGTCATGGGAATTTCTGCTTCTCCGGGAAGTCCCCAGATCTTAGCCAGCATCGTGTAGAGCGTTGCTGTTGCAGGCAGGACCACCAGGGCGATCCATTTAAGAATGTCATAAACTCGATTTGTCATTTCTGATTCTCCTTTTCTACTGGTAAACAAAAGCCCCTCAATTTCGAGGAGCTAAGTTTCCAAACAAATCCATTGTTTCGAAGTCGAAAAAACATGAAGTTTTCCGTCGATAATGCACCGGTCGTTCACCTCATAAGAATGCGTGGGATCATAGACCGGATAAAGAGGCTTTAGCAGCAGAGCCTGCTCATCGGTTGCGCTTTTCAGAACCAGATCTTTCATCAGGGTCTGATATAGATTCTCGGCTTTGGTTTTCGCTTCCAGCGCTTCTTTTTCAGCCTTCGCCTTCAAATAGGCGTTTTCGTCATAAACCAAACTATTGATGCCCTTTTCATTTGGCTTCACGGAATAACCATCCAATCTGTCCATATTGATGGATCCGGTATCGCATTCGACTGGCGCAAAATCCATAAGCCGCGATGTGCAAATAGCGTCTACTTTTCCATCTTCGGTCAGTTTTACATAAACCTCCATTCGTTCTCCTTTCTGTTATGCTGTTCGTTTCCAGAAATACACTCCCAGAAAAGGCGGAGCATTATCCGCTGGGGTGGTATCCGCATACATATTCCAAAGACCCGGATCCGAGCGCTGTCCACCGGAATTGCATCCAGTATCGGAGAAGTTGGATTGAACCTTCGTTGGGTTTATCCAGCTGTAGTTGCTCTTCAGATCAGACTGATGCAGATTTCGAATGTGAGAAGCCCCGTTAACATGGCTGTACTGGATTCCATAGCAGTGGTTATGGTTAAAAACTCCGCCCGTCTGGCCAGATGTGATGGTCCAGGCGATTCCATTTGAATCGGTTAAGGAACCAACTCCAATCAACATTCTTCCCTGAGCAATCTGAGACCAGGTACCGCCTAAACGGCTGCCGGGATTCGTCGAACTAGATGATTGAATAATCGATCCAACAGGATAACACGCATCCAGAAATTCCCAGTTGGCTCTTCTGACTCCACTTGGAAGACTGGAAACATTCACATTCGCAAAACTCCATGAGATACAGGATGGCAGATACTGAAAGATATTAAATACCGCAGCCTGCTCCGACCCAGTCCTTTGAACATATACGTCCCAAGTATTGGCGGCAGATTTATGGATCCAGAACGGAAAATCCGGATCGGTTGTTGTGCAGATATCTGGTGAGGGGTCGGTTGTGTTCCCTCCAATGAGAATGATTTTTCCTGTCGGGATTTTTCCTCTCATGGCTCCAGAAAAATACTTGAATTCTATGGCTCCGTAGTTCCAGGCCTTATTCAGAATTTTCAATGTCAGAATTTTCAAATAGCCACCGGAACCGGAAACACTCGTGCGATGTGCGGCTCCTATTGGAAGCATGCATTGGAATGTACCATCGTTTGCGCTGACAGACCCCAATGCGATAGACTTTCCGTTCGCGCCATAGTTGATCAGCGTAAACGTCGGACCGACTTCTTTCTCAATCGTAACCGTAGTGAAGTAGTCCTGCGCCACGAATCGCACCTTGGTCGTAACATCCACCCCAAAGACGGATCCGGACGTTACCGATCCGCTATCGCCGTAGTCCGCTGTGTTACGGTATATATCTGTCCAAGTGGAGCCATTAAGATACTGGATGTAAAAGACGTGGGTATTCTTGCTTCCTACACTTGAGATGGAAAAACTGTAAACCGCCGTTGCTGTGGTGGATTCATCCGAGGTTCGAGTTACATTGGATGCGGTTATCTGAGGTGGACTATACGCAATCACAGTAATATTTGTTGTCTTACTGGCTGTTCGCCCCCTCGTGTCTGTGACCGTTGTCTGGACTGTAATCGTTCCTGAACCCTGGATGGTACCGGTTGTACATGGAGAGCCACTGTAAGACTTACCTTCTATGACGGTCATGATGGATCGTATCGTTGAACCCTGTGCTCCAGCGGCAGATGTAGTGACCTTCAATGTACTCTTGCTTTGAACATAAACCCCAAATTTCGATGCCAGGTTTGCGGTAGCTTCTGCAACGGTATGGGCTGAAATAGACGGAGCCACGGATGAAGGCACTGTCAAGGTGATGCTGACGCTCTTGGTACCAATAGTCGTACTTCCGTTTTTGGTAACAACGGTGATCGTTCCAGTACCGCTGACGGCGTTTGGTATCTGTTGCGCCAGGGTAACATCGGGTGTCCATGAGCAAGATGTACCAACACCTGTAGCGATTGTGCCGGAGGTGTTTCCGAATTGATAGGTAACGTCATGGGTAAAGCTGCTCGATGCTCGTGCCAAGCTGATGGTAACAGCCGAACCCAGGGTTACATTCGACGCTGAAAGTGACGGAGTGGTCGCTCGTGGGATAGTAGACATGGTCAGGGTTCCAGACAGAAACATACTGCCAGGCAGATAGCTGGCACTTGATGTCGGACTGTACGATGCAGAGCATCCGCATGTCTTTGTACCATCATTGTTGTGGCTGACCGTAACGGTGCCTGAACCGATACTGATTTGGCTGTTATAGCCGCTGAACACCATGGCAGGACGTGCATTATAAACAGCCTGACCATTGATGTAGGCTGTAACAACACCGGCACCGGGATTCCACTGGCAGTAAGCCGTTGTGGCCTTCATGACTAAAGACCAATTGACCGTCGACGTGTTGTTGGCGACGCTTGTGCTGGCTTCAGTGACTGTCAGAACCAGCGAGTAACCGGTTGATGTATTTGATGTGTATGTTGCCATAGATCAAATCCTTTCAAGAAAAAAGGTGTCCGACATCATCAGGACACCTTTTTGAAATCGAGTGAGCCGTTGGCCCGAGGAACAAAAGCGAAATTACCGATCTTGAGCGAATGCAAAATAGAAGCGTCCGTGATGACGAGCTGGTTGTCAGACAGATACGCCACCTCTTCACCAGACTGGGTAAATGAAATGCGATCATTCTTGATGGTCAGGATGATGGGATTCTGATTCTGTCCAAGAATGATGTTGCCATCCACGAAGCGGATATATTTCTGCCATTCCTGGAACGTCGCATCTGTTCCCTGCTGATTGCCGTTGACCGTCGAAACGAGATTGTTGAACTGCATTTCCCATCCTTCTACCGTCTGCTGCAGCTGCGTTGACTGCTTGGACAACAGGGTGTCTGTATCGCCTTTGGAATAGTAAGACTCCTCAATATATTGCGTGATGGAGTCACTCTTTGTGGTGATTTCCGCATTCAGCCGTTGTTCCAGTTGAGTGCTGTTTTCAACGATGAGAGCCACCTCATTGACCACTTCAATACTCCCTCTCGCTTTAATCATCGTCGGATACCTCCAGCTTTGGTTTCGCAAATTAGATTTCTCATCCTTCCAGCCTCACTTCCCATGACTCTTTCGCGGTGATCGTCCGAGTCAGCGTCTTGCCACTTGCCGTCTTAGTTTCACTGCCGTTCAGGTACCAGTTAAGAACGCCCTCATCTGCAATCTGTGAATCCGTCAGCTCTTCGCCTCCAAGGAATACATGAGCATTCAGGGTGCAGGACACACCAGACCATACTGGTGTAATCGTGATATGAAGGGCTGGAGCACCGTCTTTGCCTGATGGGCCAATCAGTCCCGTGGCTCCCGCAGCTCCCGTTGAGCCAGTATCTCCCGTTATTCGTACTGGAGAAGATTCAGAAACACTGCCATCCACATAGGTGGTTTTCATCTTCATCCAGATAAACTTTCCAGCTTGCTCGGTTGGTTTGGTGATGCTCCAGGAACCATCGATCGGCAATGTAGCCGATGAGGACAGATAGTAAAAGTACTCGACTTTCTGCTGCTGCAGACCATCGACTCTTGTACTGACATTAGATACGGTCAGTTCAATGCTGGATGCCGTATTTTTAATTTGCGTGGTAACTTCATCTGCGGTCAGATAATGCTCCCCAAGCTCATCCTGCCATTCCTTTCGCTGCTGTGCGGTATAGCTCGCGTTGATCTGGTCCGCTCCAATCGATCCAGCCGCTATATACTTTCCTGAAATCGTTCCATCCATCGTGATTGCCAGTTCGAAAGGTCCGTCTTTGCCATTACGGCTGAAGCCAAGACCATTCATATTCCAACGCCAGCAGTTGACGGCTTCATCAAGACTGGCATAGTCGGTTATGTAAAGCTCATTGGGTTCTGCAAGAGAAGGACTGAAAATGACATGACCGTCTTTCCCGGTCATGGTAATCAGGTGTTTAGCGTTATCGAGTGCTACGTTTAAGACGGTCTCTTTGGACGGAATGTTAAGCAGCCGAGTCTGAACGGACTTTTGCGCCTTGCCAGTAGACTGGCTGAATGTTTTCTGTTTGCTTCCAAGCGTGTAAATGTTTTGAGATGGATCTAGAAGATTGACCTTCAAAGAAGTCAGAGGAAACTCTCGATTCATCCCATGTGGTGCGGATGAGCAATGGATCCGATCAAGCAATCGAAGATGATCCATACTCACTCCAAAATCCGCCAGGTCCACAGCAGTCAGTTCCAGTTCCATACTTTCGTACTGGTTGTCCTGCAGCCACTTCTGGCCTTTGGATTTCAGGTTCGTAGCGGTCTGAACGTCATCCCAGATTACGACTTTGGCAATTCGGCCATACTTGTAAATGGCATCAGGCAGTTCCAGATAGTCCTTTCCATCATTGACCGATCCAATCGTGAGCCGTTCTTCCAGAGCTTCAATGGCTCCTTCGTCCTGACGGGCTCCCAAAGGGATACAGATGGTCGCCAGATCGATAGCCTGCGTGTTTTCTGAATAAGAAAGAAGATTTTCTCCAAATTCGATTTTTTGATTCGACACATGCGGATAGTCGGACAGATAGTCCAGATAGCGATGCGCGCCATCATATCTGATTCGAAGATGCCCTCCAAGGCTGTCCAGCAGGTCCTCTTTGATGGAATCTAAAGTGGATTCCCAGTTTGTATACCGATACAAAGAATCATTGTTGTCTGTAACCGTAACAGCTCCAAGTTCAAATTGTTTTTCCGCTTCGACCTGGCTGTTGTGAACCTGAATAAGTGTTGCCAGGTAATTTCGAACAGACTGGTCGTGGTATTCGGCTGGTCTTTGAATGCTGTCTGCAAGATAAGCCAGTTCTCCTTCACAGGTTACGCTGAGCGACTTGTCAAAGTTTCGAGACATCTCGATGATTCTGCCTTTAAACAGAACTTCCTCTTCCCACAAAACCGTTACAACGCTGGCGAGCATATTCAGGTGTTTGAAGCCTGGGTTATTTTTGTAAATCGTAAAAGTAAAAGAGCCGGCTGTATTGTCAGCCAGCTCTAAAGTTGGGTTTTCCAGGAGAATTTCGCGGGATGCATCCAGAATGCAGGTTTGATCAAGATAAGCAAAATACATTAAAGGCTCTCCCCTCTGAAGCTGATGGCCGCTGTTCCGGTTCCTGTGAAGATGAAGTCCGTCGAGTTTTTATAGAGAACCGTATCTTCCAGAAGCAATGGAGTGTTGGCCCAAAGCTGATACGTCTGGTCATTGACGACAAGAGTCATATTGGCGGTGGCAGTAACCGTCGGTGTGCAGGGGATACTTTTCGCGGTAATAGTGACGGTTTTGCTTCCAGAAATCTGAATATCGTTCAAATTGGATACCATCTCGCTGTCTGCAACATCTGCATTGCTCGTCCTATATTTATAGGGTTCCGCATCAATGGTAATCGTAAAAAAACTGGTCACCGGATTGTCTGCGCTCATCTCGCTTTTTACTGATGCCCGACCCATCCAATAAGCTCCTGGATCAATATCCAATGCCACCTTGCAGCGTTTTCCTGCAATGGCTGACTGGATCCGGCTGGAAAGCTCCATCCATTCTGTCCAGTCTGTATGAGCCCAGAATCCGAAAGTAAGAGCCCTGTTTTCATAGGTGACCTGTCCGAACAGACTTTCAGTGGCGTCCAGTTTGGTCTTCCTTCCCGGAATGTCCACATAAGAAGTAATTGGAACAGGCTCAGAGATCTGGCAGCTGTTCCAGTGAAGTCCCCAGTCTTTCAGGGTATGAAAGCCGTTGATGGCTACTCCCAGTTCTGCCATCTCATCATCTCCTGTTCTTTCTCTTCTCGAGTCCTTTATCAATCAAAGGAATCATTTCATTCAAAACGGGCTTCAGCCCGACATTCACAGAATTTTGAATCACGACACCAGACAGTGCAGAAAGCAGAGCTGTTGCCATCTGGTCATAGTCAATTTCAGCCTTGTAAGAGACAGAGCTGTTCCGGGTTTCCGTTTTGATCTGCTCCAGCCTTCTCATCGCAGCACGATCTACCGCATTTTCAATCAGCCGCTGCAGGCTGTTCACTCCAATAACCGCTTCGGCTCCTGCTTCTCCACCGCCTAAAAGCTGACCGTTTTGAGCCATGCCAAAGATGGTCGGAGAGTTCAGAATCATACCTTTGTCCATCGCTTTGGCATACCAGCTGATACTGATTCGCGGAATCTGGCCTTTCAGCCAGTCCAGTGGATTGGCTGAACCGGAAACAGAAAAATGTGGAAGTGGGATATGTGGCCATGAAATTTTGAAGTTGAAAAGGTTCTTGATTTTCCCGATAGCGGAGCTTACAGCATCTTTTGCACCATTAATCCTGTCAGAGATTGCGTTCTTGATACTGTTAAAAATCGATTTGACTGACCCCAGAGCGTCATTAATAGGATTGACGATGCTGCTTTTAATGCCGTTCCAGACATTCGAACAGGTACTTTTAATTCCTTCCCAGATTCCGGAAAGAAATCCTTTGATACCGTTCCACACGCTTTCGCATTTGGATTTGATTCCCTGCATCACATTGTCAAATACAGTTTTGATTCCGTTCCAGACATTCGAAAAGATGCTTTTTATCCCGTTCCAGATGGTGGATCCAAACTGCTGAATTCCATTCCAGAGAGTTGACCACGCTGTGGATAGATGGGAACAGAAACCATCCCAGTCTCCCTGAAACAGCGACACAAACGATGCAGCAAATTCCTGAATGGCAGTCAGGATCTGGTTGACGAAATCGCGGATGGCTGTCCAGATAGCCTGCCATTGCTGGCTGATCGTATCAAAAGCCGGTGTCCAGTTGATTCCAAACCAGCCAAGGAAATTTGAGATGACGCCAAAAATAATGTCGAGAATGTTTTGAACCGTATTCCCGATTCCGCTCCAGCAGGCATCCCAGATCGACTGAATTCCTGCCCAGAAGCCGTCCCAGTCTCCCTGGAAAAGAGCTATGAAAGTATCCACCAGTCCCATGATGACATCGAGTGCTGCTGAAAGAACGATTTCCACCTGCTGCCATACGCCTTCAAAAACCGTTGCCAGCAGGCTGCAGAAGCCGTCCCAGATTGCTTTGATGGCATCCGTAATACTCTGAAAATCGAATCCTAACGAATTGATCCGCTGAACAATTCCGTCGCAGAAAGCACTGACTTTTCCAACAATGCTCTCCCAGATCGAAATCATGTTGTCTCGAAATTCAGAATTCGTATTCCATAAAGAAACAAACGCAGCCCCAACCGCAGCAACGGCAGCGACAATCGCAAGAACCGGTCCCAGGGCGAGAGTAATTCCGCTTCCCATCCCTGTAAACATGGCGACCAGCTTACCGCCCCACGTAGCAGCATTTCCAAAGTAGGCAATCATCCTGCTAAATCCCAGCTCCATCTTGCCTATTACAATCAGCATCGGACCAATCGCAGCAGCGACCAGTCCAAACTTCACAATCAGATCTTTTGTATGCGGAGAGAGATTTTTAAACCAGTCAGCCAGTTTTCGACAAGTTTCTGCCAGCTTTTCGATCATGGGAGCCAGCGTTTCCTGAATCTGACCGCCCAAATCGGCTCCAACAAGTTTTAAGTTGTTCAAAGCCACCTGCACTTTATCGGCAGGATCTAACATATCGTTAAAAGTCTGGTCCAGCCCGCCTGCAGAATTGTTAATCACATCCATCATGTCCTGGATGTTCAGCTTTCCTTCGCGGGCGTAGTTGTAAATAGCAGCACCGGCTTTGGAGCCAAAGAGCTCCTGGGCATCGGCAGCAGTAGCCGATCCTGACTGAATGGCTTCAAACAAGGAAGCCATCTCGGTTTTGGCATCTTTACCCTGAGTTGCACAGTTTTTAACGGCTGCTTTCATACCCGTCAGTACGACGCTGGTATCGACACCTTGCTTTTCAAAGGTGGTGAGCAGCGCGATAGTTTCATCCGTGCTGAAACCAAGCTCTCGCATCGAAACACCGTTTTTGGACAGTGCGGTGGACAGCTGATCAACCGGAAGGCCTGAAGCTTGGGACGCCACGGTCAATTTATCCAGAACATTTCCCAGCTCTGAAGTTGGGATTTTTGCATCTGCCATTGCTTTTGCGACGGCTTCAATCGAACCGGAAACATCCGTGTTGTTGACTTTGGCATACTTCAAAAACTGAGTGCTGGCTTCTTCCAGAGCTTTTCCACTGAGTCCAAACCGTGTGTTGATGTCTGCAATCGCTGTTCCTACCTCAGCAGATTCAGCTGGGAAGTTTCCATAGACATGATCGAAGCTATCCTGCAATTCCTGCAGGGCTTCTCCAGTTGCGCCGGTTCCGGCAGCAATCCCGTCATACGCTTCATCGAGTTCTGACCAGGCTGCTGTGGCTGCCGTTCCAACCGCTGCGACTCCAGCCGTTACGGGCAGAAATTTCTTTCCCAGATTTTCCGTCTTGGTTCCAAGCTCTCCGATACGGATTCCCATCGACTGGATGTCTGCAGAAAATAAATTCTGCTGCTTTTTCAGCGACTCAAGCGACTGCTCGGTTTTCTGGATTTTTGATTCAAGAGCGATGTATTCCGCTCCATCGATATCCTTTCCGGAGCTTATATATTGCCTTTGCGCTTCTTTTAAGACCTGCAGTTCCTGCTCGGTAGAGCTGATGGTCGAGGTCAGCAGCCTTTGTTTCTGACTCAGAAGATCAACGTTGGATGGATCCAATTTTAAAGATTTATTGACCTCTTTCAGCTTTGACTGCAGGGCCATGCATTCTTTCTGCGGGGCTTTGAGGGCCTGGGTCAGTTTGGTCGTGGTTCCTCCGATTTCCAGAGTGATACCTTTAATCGTTCCCGCCATCAGCCCTCACCTCCCAGCATTTTTTGCAGCTCAATAATTCCCTGGTAGTCAGCGTCTTCCGCTTCAAAGATTTTCGCTTCCGTCAGTGACTTTCTTCCTTCCTCGGTTTTGGACATCTCAAAAATGAATGCTTCTCTTTTCAAAGCGAGAAAATCCAGGGAACAAAGATCGAACACCTCCACAAGCGGACAGCCCAGATACTGGCTGACCAGCTGTTCCCAATAGTGCTCGATCTCATAAGGAAGCCCTTCTTTGGACTCTGCGTCCGGCAAGAAGGGCAGTTTCAGTTTTTTTGATTGGTAATCTGATCCAGGTATTTCATGTACAGTTCGATAAAAGCGCTCAGATCGCTTAAATCAAAAAGCTCATCGACGTCCTGGACAGTGAACTGTTTCTTTTCGATATTTTCACTGAGAATTTCAGCGACCAGTTCAAGCGCCTTCTGGTCATCCACATCCGCGCCTAAGCGTACAAATTTCTTCAGGCTTCCATAACGGGGTGGACGAAGAGTCAGAGAACTGCCATTGGATAAAACCAGATGGAGATTTTCCTTTTTTACCTTGTTGAAATTGAATTCCATGTCTATGCACCCACTTCCGTTTCTGTCTGAGGCTGGTCAATGACGAGGATGATTTTAGTTCCTTCCTGGTCCATCGATCCAGCTACAAATGAAGGGTTCAGGATGGTCTCCGATTCAGGGCTGAATGAAAGCTGGAGCTCGCCATCGTTTTTACCAACAATAATTACGAAAATGTTTCCGCGTTTGTTGTCGATATGCTTAAAGCCGACCAGATAGCTCTTACCAGAAGCGTTGGACAGGCCTCCGACTTTCAGAACCTTTCTTCCAGTTACATTGGATGTAGCGATTCGTGCGGTTTCCATCAGCGGGATCAGGATCTTGTCATTGATTCGTACAAGTCCCAGCGCGAGCTTGACCTCTTCTTTGGTTAAGAAGGTCTCCACCACCCGGCCCAGATCATCCGTTACCGTGTAAGTCGAAGGAGTGTAGGTCAGCGTACCGCCATTTTTCGTATCTCCCCAAAGGTTTTCCGGAACGAAAAAATCAGTGATCAGTTTATCGACATCCGAGGTGTCGATTTCACCATCCACCTCTTTTAAGTAATTTTCACCAGACCCTAAAACGACCCGTCTGGTTTCTTCAGCTGTTGCAGGCATATTTCCATCCTTTCCTTAAAGCTTCTCATTAAGCTTTTTCTTGAAATCTTCTTCCAGTTTTGAATTGGCATGATCCATAGCGGGCTTAAAGTGCGGCTTTCCTGAAACGAAGCCCCCGTTACGGCTGGCATGACCGTTTTCGAGAAGATGGGAGAGGCTTCCTCCTGATCCACTTGCATAGACGGTATATTCTGCCTCTCCGTTTTGGTCTTTGGTTTTCTTTCGTTTGAGCGTTTTCTCGTAATCACCGAACCGCTTAGGTGCATTGTCTTGTGCGATTCTCAGTGCTTCTTTGGAGACTTCATTGAGTGTTTCCTCGTTGGCTGCATTTGCGATCCGAACGCACTCTCCGAAGATCTTCTCAACCTCGGTTGATAGCATTTCCACTTTCATAGCCAAAACCATCTCCTATCTCATAGGACGCCAGGTACATGTCCTCATTGGTAATCCAGACATCTGAAACAACCCTCTGCCACGTGACATTCAGACTCATTAAAAACTGCTCAAACTGTTTCTTCTGGATCCAGCTTTCGTAATAGAACTCCACCCGGAAATGATCGATTTGAGCCAGTACCTTTTCATCTGAAATCACGTTGTCGGATTCTTCTTCCTTCCAAACCACAAATGGAGGAGATGTCTCTGTCTGGAAGTGATGCCAGGTAACGGGAAAAGGGCAATTCGAAAACAGTTTTTCAAAGTTCTTAGCTTCCATGTGTTTTCCTCCTGGCGTGAAGAGTGATCCATCTTCGATAGTGGGAGTCCACTTCGATGTGGGTGATGTCATAAAAAGACTCCCGATATTTCATGAGATAAATATCGGGAGCAATACTTCTTGTTTTCAGACAGGACCGTACAGTCACCAGCAGTTCTCTGGCTTCATGGACATGGCCATTGGAATCAGTCTCGGTGACGCCTTTATCTTTAATGTTGGCCCATTGATCAAAACTCTCACCCGGTACCACTTTGTCGCCATAAAAGCTGGATTCTTTTACGAGCTTTTGAAAGCTGACTCTTTCGGTCAAATCTGCGATTCTCATTAAAAGGCGGCCTTTCTTTCAGACTCGAGCAAAGCCCTCAGATTGATTTTGAGCTGATTATGATCCGCATCTTCCCGATGTTCGAATAAATAGGCCATGCAATAGAGAATGGCGATTTTATTGACTGGAGAAGGTTCCAGCTCTTCAACTGAATTCAGGCGAAGCACATCAGCACAAATGGATGAAGCAGACTCCAGTAGTTCCTGGGCCATAGAATCATATTCATCGCCATCCAGCTTCATCCATTCTTTGACGAGTTCAAGACTGATCATGCGCCAGTCCCGATCTTGAGAATCTGAACAGCTTCCGGCAGAACGAGTTTTCCATCGACTCTCTCTTTGGCTACAAAGCCGATCATGCCATTTCCGGCAAACAGTTCTCGCAGCTCAGCAAAGCTTCTTGTTCCGCGATCTCCAATGTTGTAGTAGGAGAAATCACCGAAGGCGATTTTATCTTCAGGAGCGTAGGCAGAAGTATAGACCGGATAACCAAGAATTCGATCCGGTTCACCATCCACAAAAGACGGCTGCCAGATGTATTCCTTTCCATCCGAATACTTCAGTTTTCTGATTTTTGCGATGAGTTTGTCGTTGAGAATGAATGCCGCATTTTTGCGATAAGGACGTTTGAGAGCATATACCAGATCGATCAGGTCATCAGCTTTCAGAGTGGCTGTCGTCGCTGCCTGAGTTCCTCCGCCCGTTTCAGCAAAGATGCCAACAGGCTTTCCATCTGTCGCACCATTCAGGAAGGCATCTTCTTCCGCATTGGCCAGTGCCTTGCCAAACTGGTCAATGATGTAGTTTTCCAGGTTGAAGGCATTATCATAAAGCAGCTCTTCAGTGACCTTGACGGCTACATGAAGCTTATGAGCATCCAGCATGATCTGGGAGAACTTCGCATCTCCAAAGGTCAGAGCTTCACCCTCCTCAATCCAGGAAGCTGCAGGCTTGGAACCAGCAATGTTGATGCGGTGTTCACCGGAAGTGGTTATATTGGTTGCCAGTTTGCGTACGATGTTTTCTTCATTGAGAACATCGATCAGTCTGGAATCATATTCGACTGGAACCAGATAACCACCGTCCGCAGCTGTTCCTTCCTGCAGGACATTGGAAACCTGCTTGAAGTTCGTGCGCATTGCGGTAAGCAGCGCACTCTTATAGGCTTTGGTCGCTCTGAAATTTTCCGGTTCGGCAGTGCCTGCAGACGGTTTATTCATGATCGGCTTGGAAGTAGGCTGATTCAGTTCATTTTCCAGAGCCTCCATACCCTGAAGACGTTCAATTTCCACAGAATAGTCTTTGACTTTTGCTTCCATGGCTTCGTAAGCCTTCGCATCTTCTTTGGACAGAAGGCCATCCGTGTCCTGTCTTGCTTCGACAAATACTTTTGCAGCATTCCAGGCCTGGTTGCGCTTTTCAATCAGATTCATAAGTTTATTCATTTTTCATCCCTCCATGTTTTCATCAGGTTCAGCCGCTCAAGATAGGGTTCAGCATGAACTTTCTCTTCTTTAAGCCGGTTGGTCAGGTTGGTCATGACTTTTCGGCTCGAAAAAAGCATGGAGTTTGCGATCCCCATGCCCTGTGCTTCCACATCTTCTGTGGCTGTAGATTTTTCAATGTAGCCATCTGCAAAACCCAACTCGATGGCTTTGCCCGCATTCATCCAGGTTTCGTCGTCCATGAGTTTCGAGATCTTGGCTCGTGTCAGCCCGGTCTTTTTCTCATAGGCGTTGATAATGGATTCTTTCACTTCGCTCAGCATTGCAGCCGCCTTTTTCATTTCATTCTGATCACCCATGGCCATTGTGGCCGGGTTATGAATCATCAGCATCGAGACTGGACTTACCTGGACGGTATCCCCAGCCATTGCGATGACCGAAGCTGCCGAAGCAGCGATGGCGTCGATCTTGACCGTAACCTTTCCAGGATATTCGCAAAGCATGTTGTAAATCTGGGCTGCAGCAAAGCAATCCCCTCCCGGCGAATTGATCCAGACGGAGATATCTCCAGAATCCGCCATCAGTTCCTCTTTGAACTGCTTTGGAGAAATCTCATCATCAAACCAGGTTTCTTCTGCGATTGTGCCGTTCAGGAACAGAGTCCTGGTTTCCGTTGGAGTCTCCATTTCCGGATTCGTCTTGTTCCTGATCCATTTCCAAAACTTCATCATCTTCCTCCTTTCCAGAATAAAAGCTGCCAGCCTGTTGCAGCGGCAGCATGTTTCCATTCACCAGATACAGATCGCCGCCCGCTTCTTCCGGTATGGGATCCATTTCTTCCAATCTGCGGATGTCATTGGCAGACATCCATCCATTTTGTCTTGCTATCGCATAGCCGTTCATCCGGCTTTGATAATCTCCTCGAAGCAGACCATCCACGTTGAACTTGATGGTGTATTTCTTCTTTTCTTCCGGAGTCAGCAGGATTTTAGTCATCGCCTGCTCCCATCTGGAAACCCAGGGGTCGAGCGTGTATTTAACAAATTCCAAAGACTGCTGCTCAATATTCGAGAAAGAAGACTTCTCTAAATCTCCTACCATATGAGGAGGAACTCGGAAGATCCTGGCGATCTCATTGATCTGAAACTTACGCGTCTCCAGGAACTGAGCCTGTTGAGGATCAATGGAAATCGGAGTGTATTTCACTCCTTCTTCCAAAACCGCCACTTTTCCAGAATTGGCTGAACCTCCGAATGTTGCCTGCCAGCTGTCCCGCAGTTTTGAAGGGTCCTTTAAAACACCTGGGTGTTCCAAAACTCCAGAAGGCGCTGCTCCATGAGCAAAAAACTTAGCCCCATATTCTTCACAGGCAATTGCCATACCGATAGAATTCTTAGCCGTTGCGATCGGAGAGTACCCGACAAGACCATCAAAACCAAGTCCAGGAACATGAAGGACATCTTCTGGAGCCAAACGGACAGTTCCTGCCGGATTGACTTTAGGATCAGCCGTAGAAACCTGGTACTCGTAGTAGAGCTGACCATTTTCATCTCGGTCGACTTTCATCCGGTCTGGCATTAGAGGATAAAGTGCGACTACTTCCCCTTTTCCATTCCGGATGATTTGTGCATAGGCATTTCCCCAGAGCAGCAGATGCGTCATCAGAGTTTCTCGAAATACAAAAGACGTCATCTCTGGATTCGGCTCATCATGCAGCAGAAAGAACAGCGGATGGTCTGTGGCTTTCTTAGACTGCCCATCCTCCTGCTCATAAATATGAAGAGGAAGCGATGCGACAGCTTCTGACAGGATCCGGACGCAGGAATAAACAGCCGTCATTTGCATGGCAGACCGTTCGTTCACCCGCTTTCCGGAAGAGGAAGATCCAAGAAAGAAACGATAGCCAGCCCCAGCCGTCTGGTCCGTGACTTTCCGCTTGAATGGATTTTTGAATTTCACTTCATCACCTCCCCAAAAGAAAAGCGCCCATTTCTGGACGCGATAATTTATATAGTTTTGAGCAAAATAAAAGAGCGGGTATTGGCCGCCCTTTCAAGTACAAATGGTTTTGTACCTCAATTAGTGATTACATCTTAACCGCTAAGGGCCAAAAGTTCAATATGTCTGACTCATAAGAAGGCAAGAATTTTATTGGCTTTAGAAAGTGTATCACTTCGAATCTGCTTACTTGTAATGGCAGGATCATTCATATCAGCAATAAAATCTTTAGTCAAAGATATATAGCTATTAACAAGAGACTTAATTTGTCTCTTCTGTACACCTAATAATTTTAGTAGGTAGCAAACCAATATCAGGATGTCTTCTATAGTGTTAAAGTTTATCCCTTTTATAGAAGTTTTATTTTCTAAATAGGTAATGCAATCATTACGGAGACCTTTAGCCTTAGTATTCTGTATAAATCTTCCATCGTAGACAACATTGTCATGAGCTATAGCATTTCGAAGATCTTTGATCAAAAAAATGTAGTGTTCGAGCATTCTCGCTTCTTTATCATTTTGAAGATTTAATCCGATTTCTTGTGAAATCTTTTTTCGAAGATCGAGTTTTAAACAACGAGTGAGTTGTCCGAGATCTCCAAACATTAGTATTTCAAAAAGCCCCCAGATAGGAACTTGATCAGACTGATCATAATGATGCTGGATAATCGGATTTTTATGATTATAGCTTTCTAGAATCTTATTCTGTAAAAACCTAATCTCACCTAATTTACTTGATGTAGCATCCTTTTTTTCTTTTTGTTTTGCGTTTGCCGGTAACGTAGGCCCGCTTTCTAAAGCATTATCATAAAAATCACGGATTTTGTCGGATTTTATAAACTCAATGGTTGATTGAAGAATTACATTCTTAAAGGCAGTCTCAAGGAAGATTGTCCATCGATATAAAAGGTTTTTTAGCTCAATATCATACTCATAAGTCCTATGGATTTTTTCAAAATCCGTAAACGGAAGTCGATTGGCACTTACTCTATAAAACCTATATCCTTTATATAAATGATAGTATCCAAGATTCCTTAATTGTCTTTTTTCAGTGCTTCCATTTATATCAATACCATGATCTCTTAGATGTTTCATAAGACCATTTGTAGTTTTAATTGCCATGTTTATATCAAAATACCAACAGACCTCGGCTTTCATAAATGCTTTCGGTGCTGATATTTCCACAGCGAATAGCGCGGTCTAGGCCCATGATGGTTGCGATTACCCCATCAATTTTCTCTGTGGATTTCTCCTTATCTGCCTTAATGTTACCAGCAGGATCCGTTCTTATAAAGATGTTATCCATCATCCACCGCAGTACAGGATGACCACCGTGGGCAATTTTCTTCTCTAAAACCAGCTTCATTAGCTCTTTAGTTGGAGGTGACATGTCTTTGAAACCCTGGCCGAATGGGACAACGGTAAAGCCCATCCCCTCCAGGTTCTGGACCATCTGAACAGCTCCCCAGCGGTCAAAGGCAATCTCCCGTATATCGTATTTTTCTCCAAGCTTCTCAATGAACTGCTCAATGTAGCCGTAGTGAATAACGTTTCCTTCTGTCGTTTCCAAGAAGCCATGTCTCTTCCATATATCATAGGGAACATGGTCTCGCTTCACTCGAAGGTCCAGGGAGTCTTCTGGAATCCAGAAATACGGAAGGATCTGATATGGTTCTTCTTCCTCCAAAGGTGGAAAGACCAAGACAAAAGCCGTGATATCGGTCGTACTCGAAAGGTCCAATCCTCCATAGCAAACGCGGCCTTTCAGTTCTTCCGGTATAACTGGAAAACGACATTCATCCCATTTATCCATTGGCATCCAGCGGATGGACTGCTTTACCCACTGGTTCAATCGAAGCTGCCTGAAGGCATTCTCCTCACCAGGATTCTGGCTGGCTGATAACCAGGCATCTTTGACCTTCTCTATTGGAACAGTTATTCCTAGAGAAGGATTCGCTTTTTTCCAGACCTTTGGATCCGACCAGTCATCATCCTGCCCCGCTCCATAGATGACGGGATAGAAGGTTGGATCAATCTTTCGACCTTCCAGGATATCCAGCGCTTTCTGATGCGTTTCATAACAGATGGAATGTGTGTCTGTTCCGGCTGTTGTAATCAAGAAATACAGCGGCTGCATTCTGGCATCGCCAGATCCTTTGGTCATAACATCAAACAATTTCCGGTTAGGCTGGGTGTGCAGCTCATCAAAGACCACTCCATGAATATTGAAACCATGCTTGGAGTAGGCTTCAGCGGAAAGCACCTGATAGAAGGAATTCGTAGGCTGATACACAATCCGCTTCTGAGAAGCCAGGATCTTTACCCGTTTATTTAGAGCTGGACACATTCGAACCATATCGGCTGCAACGTCGAAGACAATGGCAGCCTGCTGACGATCAGCGGCACATCCATAAACTTCAGCTCGTTGTTCTCCATCTGCACAAGTCAGAAGAAGCGCAATCGCAGCAGCCAGTTCTGATTTTCCTTGCTTCTTCGGAATCTCAACATAGGCGGTATTGAACTGTCTGTAGCCATCCTTCTTTAAAGTTCCAAACACATCTCGAACGATCTGCTCTTGCCAGTCAATCAGCTCAAAGGGCTTACCTGCCCAGGTGCCTTTGGTATGGCAGAGGCTTTCGATAAAATTGACTGCGAAATCAGCAGCCTCCTTATCGTAGTGAGAAGTCCTGGCTTTGAATTTCGTCGGTTTGTATTTCTTCAGCTTTCGAATGGCCATAAACTTCCTCCTATCTAAAAAAGCCCCTGTGCTGGGGCTTAGTTTGCTTTGCAGTAGCGTTTGAACTCGGCTCTGATTACCTCGTCCATCATCTTTTCCAGGGCTGCTTTTCTTTCTGCTTTGCTCAGGTTCTTCATGCCTTTTGGCATCTTACCTTCGTTGTAGTAGGCGTTGTAGCTGTCGACCTTAGCCTGGTTTGCTTTGGTGAAGGTCCAGTCAGCCATCTGCATCTCATCGTAATCGTCCTGGTCGTTTCCTTCATGGTAGGCGTAGGTTCTTTCCAGTTCTCTGTGTGCTTCTCTTCTTGCTGCTGCTTTCAGGAAAATTTCTCTTTTTGTCATCGTCTTGTCCTCCGTTTTGGTACTGTATATATCACTCTGATCGTGATGCATAGCAAGTTGATAATCGGAGAAAAGTCGATAATTAAAGCACTATTCTCGTTTTCTATTGGAGTAAAACCGGATCGTTGTAATGATCTGCTCCTGTTCCAATTTGTCGATTCCAAGGCTTTCCAGTGCTTCCCTGGTCCCACACAGAGGGCAAATTTCCGTCCGGTTATCCTGTCGGGAAAGGGCTGGCGGCTCTGTAAACTGCTTACCGCAGCGAGGGCAGATCTGGGGAGTAGATTCAGTTTTCATTTGTTTCTCCTTGATGCGTTAAAAGCATCCTCTAAATATTTCAAGTCGAAGCCAAAGTCCTCATATCCATCTACACAGGTTCCAACATAGGACCCAGTCGGCAATCCGTATCTGGCTGTTGAAGGTAATGCATAGATCAGAACTTGTTCTAGGCTTTTCGAGCCGTCAAAACAATGGATGTTTATAGGGAGCATGAATTTTTGGTAGAAGTTCGGATACCCTTCATAGCGGTCCAGGGCTTTTTCATCGAAGTCATCGATCTGCCAAATTCCCAGCGGGACCGACCATCCCTTCTTCCTGTCGATCGAAAGGTAGAAACCAGAATGGCTTCCTTTGAAGGAGAGCTTCCAGCCTTTCAGCAGGGCGGTGCCTATGGGCTTTGCCCGTGGACACCGTCTTGCCATCTGTTTGGTATTGAGGTTGCTTCCATAAGCCGCGTAGTATTTCATCTTGACCTCCTATGCCTGGCAGGTGCGGAAGGCCCCGTTTCCGCTCAGTCTTTTCGTCAGTACTTCTCTGGCCGTTTTGAATTCGTCCCCAATAAAGCCAAGGCGCAGAAGCCAGGTTCTCATCGCGTACTTTGGATTTTCCTTTTGCTGAGGCTTTGGAGATGCGCTTTTTGCATCCTTAGCCATCTGACTGAGTGCCAGGCAAAACTGAATGTAGCTTTTCAGCTGGCCCGCGTGAAGTCCGCCTTTGCGGTCTTCGCTGGGGTTGTCAAATTGGAAGAGTCTGAACTCGATGGTGCCTTTGGTGAAAGTGGCGTGGAGGTTGAGCATGTGGTAGCGGGTTTCATTGTAATGAGCGCTTCTGGATCCCCAGGAATCCTGGTACCAAATGTCTGCAAGATCACTCATTGTTGCTGGTTTCTTGGAATTGAGTTTCTTCAGAAAGTTGGGATCTACCATTCGGCAGTATCTGTTAACGCGGGCATTGTCCAGGTTGAGGGCTTCTTTGATCAGTGATTCATGGCTGGCCATGATGTTGACCAGGTTGCGCAGTGTTTTTGCATTATGTCCCTCAGCTCCAATGTGGATGTGAACTCCGCATCCCTTGATCGGGTTGGAAATGGCTCCCCTTTTTCTCAGGGCTCTAACCAGTTCCTGCAGGGTTTCAATGTCCTCGTAGTGAAGGATTGGGGTGACCAGCTCGGCTTTTTTGCTCTCTGTATCGTTGATGCTGACATCCTTCATAATCTGCCAGGTTCTGCCCTGATTGTCTTTGCAGGTATATCGGTCGTATCCGCCACCCGCGTGTTCGATAGTGTCTTCAGTACCGAAGTGCTTGGCTATCACTTTAACCGCAGCTCTTCTAGTGATTCCAGCCATCTCGATTTCTACTCCGATCGTCTGCTGCTTCATTCTTTCGATTTGTGCTTCCGTATTCTTCATGCTCGCATCTCCTTGCCCCTCCAGGCACTGTATATATCACTCTAAAGAAGATACATAGCAAGCTATTTATAAACTAAAGCACGATAGATAAAGCAAATTATTCCAGGTCTTATTCAGATTGAATCAGATCAGAATATCTTAAAATCACTCCATCACGCTCGACGCACACATCCCGGTCATTACCAGCTTGCTCAATAAACCGATTGACAATAACATCACAGAATTTTTCATCTAGCTCGATGGTATAGCAGATCCGGTCCGTCTGTTCGCAGGCGATCAGAGTGCTGCCAGAGCCTCCAAAAGGATCGAGTACTTTACAGCCGGTCATTGAAGAATTCATGATTGGATAACAAAGCAGCGGGATCGGCTTCATCGTTGGATGGTCTGAATTCTTTTTGGATTTTTCAAATTCCCAGATAGTCGTTTCCTTGCGACCCGAGAACCACTTATGCTTACCAGACTTCTTCCATCCATACAGGCAAGGCTCATGCTGCCACTGATAAGGCGAGCGACCAAGAACAAGGGACGGCTTTTTCCAGATGCAGCAGCCGGATAAATAAAAACCGGCATCCTTAAAGGCTTTGCGAAAGTTCAGGCCCTCGGTGTCGGCATGAAAAACATAGATTGAAGCATCATCCGCCATCGCTTCTTCCATTCTGGAAAAGGCATCAAAGAGGAACTGGTAGAATGCTTCATCCTTCATGTTGTCATTTTTAATTTTGCCTGCGGATCCTTCATAGTCGACATTGTATGGCGGGTCCGTGAGAACAAGCTGTGCTTTCTCATTTCCCAGAAGTACGGCATAGGATTCCTTTTTCGTGGAATCTCCACAAAGCAATCGGTGCTTTCCGAGGTGCCAGAGATCTCCGTTTTTTGAGAAGACAGGCTTTTTCAGCTCTTCATCTACATCGAAATCATCCTCATGAACACCGTCTTTCACTGTATCTTTGAAGAGATCATCGATTTCTGCTGGATCAAAACCTGTCAACGAGACATCAAAATCCGCGGCCTGCAGATCCGTGATCAGCAGCGCCAGCTTGTCTTTATCCCAATCACCGGATATTTTATTCAGTGCCACATTGAGGGCTTTTTCTTTCTCTTCATCGAAGTCAACGACTACAACTTCCGCTTCTTCAACGCCAGCAGCCATCAGAACTTTTGCTCTCTGATGACCCCCAATAATGCAACTGGTTTTTCGGTTCCATATGATTGGCTCAACATAGCCGAACTCATCCAGAGAGCGTTTCAGCTTTTCATATTCCGGATCTCCTGGCTGAAGATCCTTTCTTGGATTGTATTCTGCGGGAATAAGATCCTTGAGTTTTTTAGTTTCAATGTTCATCAGAAAAGCCCCCATTCTGCAAATTTCTCGAAACCGCCGACAGACCAAATGAACTCTCGGGCTTCTTCAACGATTTTCTCGTAAGGAATCCCATCCACGAACTCATCTCCAATTGCGCAGCTGATTTCGACAGGCTCGCCTGTGTGCTGGGCTTTTAGAAAAGCATGGATGTTTACTGAGACATCAGCTTTGGATAGATCCTTTCCATGAAGCCCTCCTCCAGTTACAGAATCAGCCATATCGCTGCCCAGCTTCCTGTTCACTGCTCCAGTGTCAACATCCGTTCCGCCTGTCCAGTCTCCCAACGGATTGATCACTACATCTGGAAAAAGTCTCCTGATCAAATCAGAACTGGCGTGGCTCTGGCAGATGATTAGCCGGTCGCCATCCAGAATGTATTTGCCATCCGCTTCAAAACTGGAATACAGCATCCTGGCAATTCTGGATAATTCAAGCTGCTCTTTGGTCAGCGGCATTCCCATGAAGATTCCATTGTCTCCGCAGCGGATCTTCCCTTCCTGGTTCTTTGCCAGCAGCTTGTCCTGCCTGACCACATCTATTTCAAGATCGAGCATTCCAGCAATCCGGCCGATGGCTTTTGCGATTTCTTCCCGATCAATAAAAGCGGTGGTTTCAATGATTGCATGACACTTGCCATGTCCAATCAGAACTTCCACCGCTATCTTGGGATTCTCTTCAGTTTGATAAGCCAGATCAACAATGGCTCCGGCTATTCGATCCGCTATTTTATCCGGATGGGCCGGATTCACTTTTTCAATCATAACTATCCTTTCTTACGGAGCAGCAGCTCCATCATGTTGTCCTGGGGAGTTTGTCCCGACCAGGCTTCGGTGCAGTTGTCTTTAACGACCTGCATAATCTGATACCAGAGCTGATTGGCTTGTTTGATGTAGTTCTGGCTCATCGCCACATAAGGAGACTGCATAGCTGCTCCCGTTGTTGGATGCTTGGCCAGGAAACCATAATCCGAGATTGCCGTTTCGCACTGAATATACCGGGCAACGCTCATCGCATATTGCTCGACCAGGTTCTGACTGACCAGCTTCTCGCATCCTCTAGCTGCCAGCCAGTTCCATGTATCCTCAAAGACCTCTTCTGCACACAGGTCGATGCCACATTTCTGATGGGCTTTCAGATACTCTTTTACTGGCGGAGTTTCGACTCCAACCAAATCCGCAGGTTCTGGAAGAATCAAAGAAACAGCTTCTCCGGCTTCGATTTTTTCAATTGCGGATTTTTTCTTGCGCCCTGCTCCTGGACGCCTGCCGCCACGATTTGTACCGTCTTTGGCCATTTTAAGGTTTCTCCTTTTGAACTTCTCTCTCGAAAATGAGCAGGAAAGACAGAATGTCATCAAAATGCTGAACCGATTTCAGTTCCCAGCCTTCTTTTGAAAATTCATTTGTCGTCTGTTCCAAATCCGGGATAGACATGTATGGCTGATTGGTTCGAATCATTTTGAATTTATATTGTTTCATTTTCATCATCTCCCTTTTTGAAAGATAAAAAATTTATGAGGGCGACTGCCCCTTATAACCCGTTTGAAATCGCGTTTTTGCGCGCGAAGGGCCGGCCCCGTTATTTGTCAAGCCTTTACTAGAGATTTTTACCGCCCCTGGGGTATTTTTTATCATTTTTCATACACGTAGATTGTTTTGTGATGCTGGTAGTCTCCTCTAGCACCATGAATTTTCGCGTGGCAGCTTTTGCAAAGGGAGATTAAGTTGTCAGGGTCGTGGGTTCCACCTTCCGAGAGCGGAACGATGTGATGGACTTCATCCACCGGAACAATGATGCCTTTCTGATAGCAGAGTTCGCAGACTGGATGGGTCTTTACATATTTATCTCGGATCCTTTTCCAGGCTCTGCCGTAGCGTTTATGAACATCCTTGTTCCGTCTGTACTTGTAATCGTTTCTGCTTTCAGCTTTCTCGTGTTCACTGCAATACCTGCCGTCTGTCAGATTAGGACAGCCTGGATAGCTGCAGGGGTGCTTTGGTTTTCTTGGCATCTTGTTCACCTCCCTTCAGGCATAAGAAAAGCCCTGCCGATTTCCAGCAAGGCTCTGTTTTGATTCACTTCTACTAGTGACATATTACACTCTTGACAGCGGAACAGGGAGTGGCTTAGGGGTGGCCTGGGGGTGGCTTTTTTCAAAATCCTCAACGGCCTGATTGTTGAGTCGTTTAGTCCATCTTGGAGAATAGCCAAGGTAGTCTGACATCTGCCTTATCGACATGAGGCAAACATATCGGCAGCGAAGAACCTTCTGAAGCTTAAAGTCCTCGACTTGTTCTATCGCTTCATCCACTTCCCTTTTTACTTTTTCAAGCTCTTTATAATCTTCAACCACCTCGTCTTCTAACTCCATCGCTTTGTTCAGGTAACGAAGCGCTGAGGACTCTGTTGATGGATTCGAGTTGTTGTGCTCTTCAAATCCAGGAGACTTCGCAACTACCATCATCTCCCGATAGTCAGCAGCTTTCCGCTTCTTCCTCTCAATCTCCTTATTCAGCTCAAAAGGCTGATTCAGAAATTCTTTTGGAGTCAATGATCACCGCCTCCTATCCTGGCTTTGACTGCTTCGATGATTCCATCCTGCGTTTTCTCCTTGAGTTTCAAAGAGCGCATCACATCTTCATCGATTGTGTCTTTGGCAATGATGTGGTGGATGACCACCGTTTCTTTCTGACCCTGACGCCAGAGTCTGGCATTGGTTTGCTGGTAGAGTTCCAGCGACCAGGTAAGACCAAGCCAGATCAGCGTTGAACCACCAGCCTGAAGGTTCAAACCATGGCCAGCACTGGCAGGATGAATCAGACCAACAGGGATCTTCCCATCATTCCAATCGCGGATATCCTTGTCCGTTTTAATCTCTCGGGCCTTGATCCGACTTTTGATTCTTTCCAGATCGTGCTTAAACCAATAAGCAACCAGGACCGGTTTGCCGTTAGCTTCCTCGATCAGTTCTTCCAAAGCTTCCAGCTTCTGATCGTGAATGACGACGGTTTCTTTGTCTTCTGTGTAAATGGCCCCATTGGCCATCTGTAGTAGCTTTCCGGAAAGGGCAGCAGCGTTCACCGCATCGATCTCTTCGCCATTCAAATCAAGAACCATTTCTTTGCGCATTTCGTCGTAGACTTCCCGTTCATCCTCTGAGAGGGAGACTTTTACTTCATTTATTACGCAATCAGGCATTTTCAGATAGTCCAAACTCTTCATGGAAATCGTCATATCTGAGATCAGCTGATAGATATCTTTCTCTGCTCCAGGCTTTGGCTTGTAGGAAAAGATCATCTGCTGGTTTCTCTTATCCGGATCAAAGAATCGCGTCCGGTATGCTCCGATGTATCTGCCAAGCCTCTGTCCCTGATCCAGCAGTCGGAATTCCGGCCATAAATCCATAAGGTTTCCGGGAGTTCCGGTCAGGCCGACAATTCGTTTAATCCTTGGCCTGACCTTCATCAGGCTTTTAAACCGCTTAGCCTTTGCCGATTTAAAGGAAGAAAGCTCATCCAGGACAACCATATCAAAGTCGAATCGATAGCCGCTTTTGGTAATCAGCCAGTCGACATTTTCTCTGTTGATCAGATAGATGTCGGCTTTTCTGGCCAGAGCCGCTTTTCTTTCAGCTTCAGTGCCAATGACCACCGAATAGCGAAGGTCTGACAAATGATCCCACTTTCCAATTTCGTCAGGCCAGGTATTTCTGGCCACTCGTAGAGGTGCGATGACCAGAACCCGATTTACAGAGAAGTAGTCAAACATCAGCTGCTCAATCGCAGAAAGAGTGATCACACTTTTGCCAAGACCGCATTCCAGAAACACAGCGGAGGAAGGATGGTCAATAATGAAGTTTGTCGCAAAGGACTGGTATTCATGAGGAACATATCGCATCGATCATTCCTCCAATCCCATCCATGTTATCCAGGACAAAGCAGCGAAAACCCAGTTTTTCAAACTGCTGCATTCTTCGAACTTGCTGCTTCCTTGGTTTTTGGCCTGGGGCCTTGAGTTCGATGAATGCCAGAATTCCATCCGGCAGCAATACCATCCGATCAGGAACACCATCAAGTCCAGGGGATGAAAACTTGATACATAGGCCGCCTTTTTTCCTGACCTCTTTAACGAGCTTTCGCTCAATCTCTTTTTCAAGCATTTTCTTGAAGTCCTTTAAATAAAGGAGGTGTCGTGTCGGGACGTATGATTCTCTAACTTCTCTATATAGGCTTATTTTTTAACCCCTATAGGAAAGTTAAGGATTGACATGTCCTAATACGACACCCTATAGGCTTTTATTCGGAATCGAACTCCGATTTCAGCCTTAATCCCCTGATGTAACGGCCCTTCTTATTCCTGAAACGCTCAAAGCCGGCACTATCCAAAGCCTGATAAAAATCAGCACAATTTCGGACGTGCTCATTCCTTCTCATCGAATGATTCCGATATTCGTCATAGACCTGTCCAGATTTCTCAACATAGGATGGATCAACCTCACAGCAATCCTCTAGAAAAGCCGAGAACCAATCGCTGGACTCACGGTAATTTCGGATGGCATCGGCCACCTTCGTCGGTGGTTCGATTCTATATCCGCAGGCGATCACCTTCCTGGCTCCTTCGATAATCCAGGACAGGATGGCACCACCGGCTTTTTCATACAGGTAGTCAGCATAGTTTTTGATATCTGAACTGCCGTCAATAACCGCATTAAACGGGATCACGATCAGCCTTCTCCAAGTTCCTTTATCCAACGATCCTACCCTTGGCAGATGATTGGTATAAAGCACCAATGTGTGTGTTGGAGTATAAGAAAACGGATCCTTGTACTTCTTTTCCGCATAGATATCGTCGGTGCTGCACAGCTGTTTGACATTAGATGTACTTAGCCGCATCCCTTCTTCCAACTCAGCAGCAATCAGAAGGCGTTTACCTCTGGCTTCTGCCATTTCAGGTTTCACATTTCGTCTCCATCCAATGGTCAAAACATCAGCCGACATATTTCCGCTGTAACTGCCCAGGACTCTTGAGATCACATTCCAAAAAGTGGATTTTCCGTTTCGGCCTTCTCCATAAGCAATGATCAGAGCCTCAACATAGACCTTGCCAATTGCTGACAACCCTACGATCTTTTGCACGTAGTCAATAAGCTCCTGGTCATGCTGGAAAAAGGTATTCAATGCCTCTTTCCAGATTTCAGTTCCTTCATTCGATGGGTCAACAGCGGTCTGCTTACAGATCAGATGGCCAGAGCTGTGATCTAGTGGAGAAGACAAGCCGCGTCGAAGATCATAAGTGCGACTGGGAGTATTCAAGAGAAATTCCAGCGAGTCTAGCAGCTTGGAATCGACAGTGATCTTTGTCCTGCATTCCTTAAAGACAGAACTGATATATTTGGAGTCCCGTCTTTTCAAAACGAACTTTTCATAAAGATCTGCTTGCTGAAAACGTTCATAGGCGATCCTCTGCTTCTTGTTGAAAAGCGGAGCTGCCTTTTTTGCTCCTTGAGTCACCAGCAGATCCATTGCTCCATTTTGGATCAATTCCAGAGTGGCTTTCTGCTTTTCAGCCTGGGCCTCTTCCAGCTGTCGATCCGTCAATTCCTGGATCAGACGCTGAGCGCCAGGATCGTCTTCTTCCCAATAGGAACCGTTGTAGACAAGAAAACCGGTAGCCGTCGAATAGCGCAGATTACGACCATACTCACTGACCAGGATCTCTACCTGACCAAGATCGGTAAAATCGGCTGGTTTCAAAACGCAGACACTGTTGAATACTTCCGGTGGAATATAGCCTTTCTGGCCAGCTACCTTTTTTCCAAACTTGGCAGCGCTGTTCCAGATATGATCCAGTTCCTCTTCGTCTAATGGTGGATTGCAGCGTTCCGCCTGCTCCAGAAAAATGTTATGGGCCTCTTCTGTATTTCCATACCGCTTCATCAAACGACCAGCGATATGGCTCATGATGGCATTTCGCTGTCCCTGAACGATCTGTTCCGTCTGAGCGTCCAAATCAGCAAACGGATCATTTTCCAGAAAATCAACAATCGTTTGATCGCCTTGGTAAATCACTCCATCCGACTCAAAGCCAAAGAGGAATCTAGCGGAATCCATGGCATTGGCATCAAAGAACGGAAACTCATAAGCAATCTGCTGCTTCAGCTTTGTATATTTCTCCTCATCGCAGATCATCTCCACCGGGAAAAATACATGGAATCTCGGTCTAGGCGACTTATTCCCTTTCTGCTTGTTATGGCTTTTGGAAAAGGTAACAGCAAAACCGACTCCCGGAATCAGCTGAGAAAGCTTGTAGGGAGTCATCCAGTCTTCGGGATTTTCCGAGTGATCGTTGTCGCAATCGAGTGGAATGACATCCGAGCATTCAAAGTTCTCTCTGCTGCGGTAATTATTCGTATATCTGGCAGCCACGTGATCTTTCGAGGTGGCCGCGATCAGTGCTTCTTCGGAATCAACTGTCATCGCATGAGGATACAGGCAGTTTGTACTGCTGCCTGTAACGTTCGCGGTATATATGGTAAAGCTACGCATAAGCCGGAACCTCCTCACATTCGCTGTTAAACCAGCGGATCATCATGTTCCGCTTTTTGGCCAGATTGATCTCAGCCTGCATACCCCTGGTGATCACGCCTCCGAATACCCAGAGTTCTTCGCACTTGCCAAGCAGGACATAGTTGAAGCGCATCGCCTTTTCATGTTCTTCAGGATTCTTGTCATCCATAAACCTTGGATACAGAAGATGCGGAGTAACCGGAATAACATCTTCCAGCATTGCAAAGCGGCTGTACCGCTTTGCTTTATGAACATTGGTTCTAGTATCGCCTGAGTACGGGCTACAGATATAGGTAAGTGGCAGCCAATCTTCCTGGCCAGCCATTCTCTTGTTCATATAAGACTGGTGAGTCATTAGGCAGTTACCTCCATTTCCTGGTTCATTCGGTTCTGGTCGAGGAACAGATTCGTGAAGTAAATCTGACCTTTGCCTGTCACCTTAGTGGTTTTGACGATTTTCACGTAACCATCAGGATGATTGATACTTGTTTCCTTGATTTCAAACAATCCCATCTCCATCGAACGTTGGGTCGGACTATTCCAATCTGCGCCTTTTCTTTTGATCAGGTATCCGTTATCCCTCATCCATGCGAACAGACGTTTCTGTCCTGTATCTACACCGTTTTGCTTAAGCAGCTTAGCCAGGTCACCGATCAGGATGCTTGTCTTGCTAGTAGCAACAGCATCACTGAAGATTTCCTTGGGTTTCATCCGATCGTTATCAGCTTGTAAAGCTTTGTTCTTTGTCTGCTCATCTTTAAGAGCAAAGAGAAGCCCGATTGCAAAATCTGGATCAGCAATTGCCTGACCGAGAGTATCTGGAGTCAAATAGGCTCCATGCTTTCTGATGGATGGCAGAACTTCGGAAGTTACCCAGTGCTTGAACTCTTTAGCTTTTGGAAGCTTGCTAGACATGATCAGTGAGTAAAGTCCGGATTCGCTGATCAGCATTGGAGTCTGTTCCCTACCGATGGAGTCACGAATCGTTACCCCATCGCATTTGTCTTCTAAATCTACATGATCGATAATCGCTTTTCGCGGATTGGAATATCCCAGACATTCCGCTACGTCTTTCCCGACGAACCAGGGCTGGTTGTCGATGCTGATGGTTCTGATAGAACCGAATTCGTTATTTTCAAATTTCAGTAATTGCATCTCAATTACCACCTTTCTGTTTGTGGGAGTGGCGCCCCTCCCATTGGTTAGCCACGGGAGAAGCTGAAATAGGACATTCCTCATAAACTTTTTTCAATTTCTTTTTCGCTCTGACAAATCGGTGACTGACGTTGTTGGGATTGTCCCCAATCCGTCTCGCGTATTCCTCAATGGAGCAGTCATCAAGGATGATGGCAATCATCATGTCTGCCTGGGCCGGTTTGAAATTATCCCGGAACCATTTACAGCAGGTTTCGTATTCCCACCGCTGCTCTCTGTCCAACTGTTCTTTGATATAGATGGACGGGTCGCGAAGCTCACTCATAAGTGGTTCTTCCGGATAGATGCCATTTTCATCCGGTTTGGCTTTGCTGCAGCCTAGATGTCTGGTTTCTCGATGCCAGATGTTGTAGTCGGGACGATTGATTTGAAGTTCAATCTCTTGCTGGAGCCGCGTTCCGAAATGTTCTTCACTTTCGTTCTCTTCCATCCAGATGTTTAACCAGCCGTTTGCTTCACTGGCATCCAGTCTCACTACCTGTTCTTTGTCTTCGTTTTGAATTTTTAAATCGAGCATTTCTCGTTCCTTTCCGCCTGGGTAAGGGACGAGAGGTCAAAAAAAGAGCCGACACTCGAAGTACCGACTCTGCTGCCTGTTGCGCACGACGAAAAAGGTACTTCGATTGCGCTCAGTACCGCTTGCGCGATAAAGAGCTCAATTTTGTACCTCTCGCCATATTACGTAATTAGGCTTGAGATTATGTTTTTGATTTCCCCTAGTGGGGAGCAGGACAGGTTGATTCGTGAAACCGTTTCGCTGTCCTGCTGGAGGCACTAGTGTTTCTTTTTTGAATTTGCTTTAGGCTTTGCCTGTGCCAATGCACTGCCTGCGACCGACTTTGCCGATCTGCTGGACTTTTTGTCCTGCAAGATACGACCAGCAATAGAAGCAACCCTGTTGGATGTTCTTTTGATCATCTGAGGTATCACAATCACCTCCTTTGCTTTATGTGGCCTCATTATCTCGAAGATGGGAATTGGAAAATATGGGAGTAAAGCTGGGAAGGACTGGGAAAAAAGCTGGGAAAACTAATTTTGCTTTTCTGAAAGGATAAAAAAAGACCTCTTGTCTTATTAACAAGAGGCCATCCTTACACTTCTCATCGTTCATAGATTAAAGGAATAAATCTGGGTAATTGTATTTAACATCCTTAGCTTCAGTCGCTATTCCAATATTAGTTGATTCTAACAAGTCTTTATCCAAAACAATATCGTCCTCCCATTCATAAAAATGATATTTTCCACCTTTTTTTATGTAGAGAGCCGTCTCTCTGGAGAAACCGAGTTGTTGTAAGTAAATCATGACCTTATTGGTAGTTCCATATTCAATAAATTCATACCAGTCGTTGTCAAAATGATCTACCCCGTTTATTTCTTTGTATTCAGACGAAAACTTTCTAAAATAGTTGCATAAGCGAAAAAGAATAACATCTTCAATTTCACTCATCGTGCTAGCCATTACATAATTTCTATGAGCAATGCTTCCATTATAAAAATCTGCAATAGGATTTCCATCGACCCATACGCCAGTTTCTGGATGTTTTGATTTATACGAAAGGATATGTCCTAGTATTGTATTCAATCCGTTGCCACTAATCCAACGGATTAAAATTAACGCGTACCATCTTAGTACTCTATTAGACCCATCCTTTCCAACCTTACCCAAAGTCGATCTTTCATATATGTTCCACTTGAAAATGTTGCTCAATTTTTCAAGAAACACGACGACTTTTTGATAGTCTACTTTTCCATCACTATCAATTTCAGGATATTTCAATCCTGATTGAATGGCTTTTTTTAGGTTGTTCTGTTGATCAAATGAAATCGTTATATCATCGCCCGTTTTAATCTCTGGAAATTTTTCTTTTATATCATTTTTGCGTTCTTCACTTAAGGCCCCTGCTTCAATAAAGGCTTGCATCGTAGGCGATTGTCGATCGACAGCAATATCACGTATTAATATCAGGGAGAATTTCCTTGCCGCATCAAATTCTTTATCATTTGCTTTTTTCTGCGTCTTTGACAATTCGATATCGCCTCTCATTAAATCTTCTACAATGCTATTCAGAAGCTTTTGGTTTGGCTTTAAATCTATTGATACTTGTTGATTAGGAATTTTTGTTTCTAACAATTCTAGATACTTTTCATTATTCGTTGCTTCATCATTTCGGACTAAGAAGACGTTACCAAATAAACCATACTTGATCCTTCCAACCCTACCAATTAGATTTCTAAATTCAACTTCTGCTAGATTAGATCGCCCGTTTTTATAGCTGGTAATAAACAAGTTATCTGCTGGAAGATTAATTCCCTCAATAAGAGTACTCGTGCAAAAGATAGTTTTTAATATTCCTTTTTCGAAGCATCTTTCTATGCGCAACCGGATGGTTGAAGGTAAATAACCGACATGGTAGGCAACGCCTTTTTTAACAAAATCAGCTAAATAACAGTCTTTATGCACACTATTTGCTATATCGTTCGAGAGAGAATCTAGTTCCTCATTATTTAGATATGGGAGATCTTTAGAATACTGTTCCGCCATTTGAAGAACTTTATTCTTAGCACTACAGTAAACCAGGTTCTGTTTAGCTGCCCCTAGCTTAGAAAGAATTTCATTGAAAGATAAATTGTTCAAATTCGAATTGACTATCGTACTTGTTTTTGAATATTCGTCATAGTAAGCAACTGTATGATCCATTAAGTCAATCAAAAACTTAAATTGGCAAACAGGACTATATTCAGTTGATAGTCTATCTATTCCATAGTTTTCCTTAGCAGATGAAATTATGTCTTTTTTTGGAATCAACTTTAGATAGACTTCTGGGTTTGGAATATTTGGAGAGGCAAAAACGATATTTGGCTTTTGGTCACGTTCTGCCAGAATAGATAAAATCTTATAATAGTAGGTACTTCGGCCGCCACGTTCAGATATTTTGTGAGCTTCATCTATAAAAAGAAAATCTATATTGGCGTTATTTTTAGATAATAAAAGGTACAAGAAGCGTTCAGGAGTCATAACAAATATAAAATTATGCATCGTTTTAAGAGCTATATCTTCTGCCGAAGTGACTATCTTATAATTTGATTCCTGAAGCTTTTCCTTTAATGAAGAAATTAAGTTACTCTTAATTTCATTAATCAACGCTTTTGTAGGAACAAGAATTGCGAAATTTCGTTTCTCACCCATACGTATTTCATTTTCAATGTACGTCTGAACCACAAAGGATTTTCCCATTGAGGTAGGCCCTGAATAAGAAAAGTATTTCCGTTGAAGGCCATCATAAACCAACTTCTGATCATGAAAAAAATACGCATTCTCTACACCTGGGATTTGATGATTCTGTTTATCGTAATCAAAATAAATGCTATCTAGTGGGTCTAAGCTTTGAAAACCTTTTGCAACTTCAGTTTGTAATCCTCTAAAGTTACCTAACGTGGAGAGTATATTTCCTAAATAGTATTTGACATTTGGATCATCTGGGTGAAGCAAATTAAGCAAAATAATAATTTCTTGAGCCCAAGATTTATGCTTTGCTGATAGTGAGGGTAATAACGATTTTGATAATAAATCCGCAAATCTGAGACCGTGTTTTATATTAAATTCTTTTTCTAAAGTATTAATATGAAACAATTTTAATGAATAGTTATAAAGTAAATCATTGAATATTTCTTTGAGATAATCACTTGTTTCTAGATCTCTGCTAATAGCTTCTGATAAATATTCTTCTCTAGGAGTGTGCAT